CGGTGCCTTCGACAATGCGGCTGTCGCCGCCACCCTCAGCCTCGCGGATGCTGATGTCGATGCTGCTGGTGCGCACTTCGCGCTTCGCGGCGTCGAATGGTTTTTTGTTTTGTTCCATGCGTTTTTTTGTTTAAGAGTTTCTAATTGTGGTCATTTCTTTGCCTTGGGTTTACTGGCTTTTTTCTTGGCCGTGGCACTCGTCGGCAGGGGGATGACCTCGAAGTCGCCGGGGCGGGGGACGGTGATCTGCTCATAGAGCTTTCCGGTCACCTTCGAGCGAATCACATAGCCCTTGTCGGCTGTCAGCTGGGTGTAGCCCCAGCGTGCTGGTTTCTGTGTTACGTGTTCCATATTGTTGCTTGTGATAGGGTTATTCTACGATGGCTTGTGCCATGAACTGAATTTCGTTGGCCTGGCGGTCGGCATGGAAGGTCTCTGGCAGTATCTGGTAGGTGGTGTCGCGGTGCACGATGCGCGAGCGCTCGTCGACGAGCCTGTTCCATCGCATGCGCACTATCACCACGGCATAGCTGTCGAGAGCTCCGGCGTGCATGCCGGCCTTGCCTTTCTGCCATCCGACGTTGGCGTGCAGATGGGCAACGTCTTCCCACTCGATGCCGCCGGAGTCGATGCCCCGGATGCCCTGAGTGGCAGCTGTGCGCCGCTGGATGGTGATGCAGTCTTTCAGGAATCCACTTGAATAGCTCATAGGTTCTGATTTTTCTGAATGAATGTTCGGATCAGTCGGCCAGCTTGATGTATCGCTTCAGCAGCAGGTCGAAGCCATAGGGGATGATGCTCATGTTCTGAGGGCTCACCGGACTGCGGTTCGTGTAGCTCAGGTCGACGAGCATCAGCGATGCCTGCATGATGGCAGCGGGCACGTCGTGCGATGCGGTGCCGAAGTTCTCAACGATGTCGTCGTAGTCGCGGTCGAGGGTGTTCATCACCACCTCCTCTGCCGCGTCGGCATAGAGTTCGAGCAGGTTGTCCTCGCAATCGAAGTCGATGCGCGAGTGCTGCTTGATGTAGTCGAGTGTGAGCCACTTCATTGTTCGCCTCCTTTCTGTCCTTCTTCACCTGGTGCCGGCTGAGGTGCCGGCTGGGGTGCTGCCGGTGTAGTCGTGCCGCTCAGCTTGTCGCTGCCCAGCTCTGCCAGGTTGGTAGAGATGTACACGGTGTCGCCATTCTCCACCGACGGCATGTCGTACTGCTTGCGCAGTTCGTTGACCGTGGCGGTGCCGGCCTGCAAGCGCAGCTGGTCGACCTTGGCCTGTGCCTCCTTGTCGAGGCGCAGCAGTGGCTGCTCGCACATGTGGAAGCGCCGGCGGCAGAAGTCGTGGACGTTGAGCAGCTTGCGCGTGAACTCCTCTTCTATCTCCTCCACATCTGGCTGGATGGTACGCGTGAGGTACTCCATCGTGGCGTTCTGATAGGTGGAGTAGTGCGAGTTGCTGTCCATCATGAGCAGGGCGCGCGGTGTGCCGAAGTAGCGTGCCACGTCGTCGAGCGACATGTTCAGCATCTCGACCAGCTGCTGGTCCTGTGCCGACATGCTGATATTCTGCACCGACTTCAGGGCACGCAGGGCCACCACGTCGTTCTGGTAGAGCTTCTCCTGGACCTCCAGGGCGTATTTGTCCATCTCCTGTTTGTTGAACATGCTGAAGGCCAGCGTGCCGGGAGTGTCGCCCGTCTGTTCCTCGCCGATGATGAGCTTCATGCGGCCACCCTTTGCGGCAGTCTCCAGCGACTGCGCCTTCTGCGTGGCAATCATCGAGAGCGTGTCGATGGCATAGCGGATGGTGGGAATGCCCATGTAGCCGTTCTGGTCGCGGAAGGTGTTGGGGATGTGGATCACGTCGGCTGCCGGAGCTGCCGCAATGTTCACCACACCATGCTCGCCGGCATAGCTCAGGTTGTAGGTGCCTGCCGCCTGGTTGTAGCCGCCGCAGGTGGCGAGCCACAGATAGCGCACCTCGCCCAGGTCGTCGCGCTCGATGTAGACGAAGCCATTGCCCAGCTGCAACTTGTTGATGATGAGCTGCTGCATCAGATGCGTGGCGGTCATCACGGGGTTGGGGGCTACCTGGAGGAGGTAGTTCATGCGCTGGCCGTTGCTGGCATAGCTGCTCATGGCGTCGCCGATGTCGGGCACGAAGTTGCCGCCCTCGCGGTTCAGTTTCTGATATTGCATCTGAAACTGACCGACGGTCTTCGCCCGCAGCTCGATGGCCCGGTAGACGGCCGAGATGGTGAGGGCAGCGCCCGGCGAGTAGGGCCGGCGGATGTTGGCCTCGAAGGAGCCGCTGCCCTCACCGTTGGTGTTGGTGGCGGCAGTGGCAGAGGCTGCTGCCGTGCCTGTCTCGCGCTTGCGTGTGGTCCAATGTCTGAAAAAATTATCCATAACAAAAGTTTCTTTTCTTTCCGCCGCTTTCGCGGGTGGGGGTTTACTGCTCTGCCAGTGCTCTCTCCACGGCCTCCTGGAAGACGTAGGGCAGGCGCTTCACGTAGGCCCTGACGATGGCGGTCTGTTCGTCGCTTAGCTCCATCGGTCCGTCGCTGTGGAAGACGTCGAGTCCCAGCGAGCACTCCTTGATGTTCATGCCCTGCATGTAGAGGATGTTACCTACTGCCGTGCGCAGGTCGACAGTCTCCATGTCGCCTGTGATGGTCTTCATCTGAATTTTCGAGAAATCTACTTTCATAGTTGTTGGGAATTTTGGGGTTAAACGTATGCAAGGGTGATGGTCGTGATGGGTGACCACTGGGCAGAGCTGCCGCCCGTCCTCGCGTAGAGTTGGAAGTCATAGTACTCGGGTGCGTCGTATGACACGCGTGTCGGGACATTCATGCCCAGGGCATGGAGCGTCGTTCTGACGGCTGGGTCGATGGTGACGTATGTCGAGCTGGTGTCCTGGCGCGACGCATTCGATGGTGTCAGCACGGTGATGCCGCTCGGTGCGCCCGGGTATCTGGCTTCTAGTCCGAGCTCGAGCTTCGTGCCGTCGGATGGCACGGTCTTATTCTCACCGGCGTAGTAGAGCCTGCCTGCATTGCTGGGTGTCATCACGTCGACGGCAAAGTAGAGCTGGCCTGTCGGGTTGACGGCCTCCCATACCGTAGCGGCAGCACCCTTGGCGAATATGCCGTTGCGGCCGTAGCCCACGGTGGTGAGCGTCTTGAAGTCCTCGTCGTAGTGGGGCTGCTCGAGGTAGAGGTGGAAGTAGTAGGGGAGCAGGCCTACAGCCGCCTCGCCATTCCACATGCGCGGAGAAAGGATGCTCGACCCATCGACCACGTTGCCGCCGACGATCTGCTGAAGGCCGATGCACACGTGCACGTCGCCGTTGATGTTGGCCAGGTCGCCCTGGGCAATGTTCACGTCGGCTGCCACACCGTCGAAGTACTGGCCGCTGTCTGATGCCTTGAGCGGGAAGGTGTATCTCGCCACGGGTGATGCCGTGGCAATCTTCCAGTTGTCGCCCAGGTCGTTGTAGAACTCCACTACCAGGAAGTAGTTCGTGATGTCTTCCGTGCGCAGGAACTCCGCAAGCCCGAAGTCCGAGTTATTGTCGCGGTAGCAGACAAATGTCATCTGGGTGGTGTAGGCACGGTTGATGTAGAACACGCCGCGGTCCTGGCGGAAGCCGAAGATGTCCCGGATGCTGGTGTGGAAAGGCTCGGCTGCGTCGTGGCGGTAGCCGTTGAAGTCGGTGATGCGATACCACTCCCTGATGCCGTAGTTGTCGCCAGGCTCGAAGATGTGCGTGCGGTCGCCTCGTGGCCGGGCGTAGGTGTAGGGCTGGTTGTCGACGAGCGTTGCCTCCGTGACGTTGTAGTTCATGTACTTCGCCACCAGCTGGTTGAAGTAGAGCTTGCCCTGTGGCAGGCAGTCGGCTGAGAGGCCGTATCTGACCGTCTGCCGCTCGAAGTCGCTGAGGGGAGCGACATTCGCCGACCTCACCGGCTTGTTCTTAGCCCACATGTTGATGTTCTGGTGCGTGCACAGCTTGCCCTCGTCGGTATCGCTGGCACCCAGCACGGTCTGCACATCGTAGAAGCTGATGGGTGCTGTGATGGTAGTGGTGGTGTGACTCATGCCTTCTCTCCTTTCTTTGCGCACGACACGCTGCCGCTGACATAGAGGTTGCCGTCGAGGGTGTAGCTCTTGCGGCTCTCGTCGTACATGAAGGGCGACTCCACGGGCTTCGTGGTCGTGGTCTGTGCAGGTTGCTGGACTGTTGCCACCTCTTTCTTTTGGCGCTCGCGGATGGCGATGACGAGCGATGCCAGAGCGCACGCGAGTGCCACAATGGCGATGAACAGTGTCAGGTAGATCATGTGAGTAATCCTTGGTTGATGAGTTTCGAGATGCTTAATGTATAGCGGGTACCGCCGTAGTAGATGTAGATGCTGTCTCTGAAGGTGGCAGCACCTGTCACGGTTAATGTGTCATTCAGCGTGGTGGCGCCTAGGGCTGTCAGCGAGCTGTTCAGTGTGGCAGCACCTGTCACGGTTAATGTGTCATTCAGCGTGGTGGCGCCTAGGGCTGTCAGCGAGCTGTTCAGTGTGGCAGCACCGGTGACGTTGAGCGTGCTCCTCAGTATGGCTGCACCGTTGATGGTGAACGGTCCGTCGAATAGTGTGCCGCCTCCGGGGGTTGACTGGAAGCCGAGGGCCGAGATGCCTCCCGTTGCGTAAATGTTGCCGGTGAAGCAGAGGGCTTCGTTCGCGCTGTCATAGGTTACGGGGAAGTAGTCGCCTGCTCCATTGCCAATCATCAGATGCTTTCTCACATACACGGCTGGTTCTTTCTCCGTGCCAAAGCTCCTGTATCCTACCTTCATAGCCTCGGCTGTTTGATAGTACCCGCTGGAGCTGACGGTATCCGTGGTGAAGTTGAAGACGAATTCACGTCCGAAGAACCTGATGGGCAGCTGGGCATTCGCTGACGTGCCCCAGCCGACGGACAAGTGGTCACCCGAATGGTCGCTCGTTGCGCTGTTTGAAAGCATAAGCACCGGAATGCTTGCACCAGCTTTCGACGACTTCATGCAGATGGCGGGATCGTGGACGGTAGAATCATATTCCATGTGGAGCGTCCATCCCATCGACACACTTCCTGCGTATCTGATGTCAGCCCTTGCGCTTGCACTGCCGATGCTCCGTGGTACTCCATTTTGCCAGAAGAGTTGCCCCCATGCGTAATAGTTAGTATCTCCCGACAATCTCAATGCACTGTTAGCAGCACCGTTGGTGAAGTATCCTTCCAGCGTCGTCACTCTCGACAGGGCATCCGTGAGCGACGTCTGCGTGGCATAGCCTGCCAGTGCGTGGTTGCCCCAGTCGTAGGCGGTGACACCCTTCGTCACGTCGGCGGTGCGCGGAATGCTGTAGCCGTTGGCGGTGGAGATGGCCAGCGTGCCGCTGCTGGTGATGGGCGAACCGCTGACTGCGAGTCCCGTCGGCACGGTCATGGCCACTCGGGTCACGGTGCCGGTGTAGGTCTCACCGGTGATGTAGCCCTGCTGCTGCACCCATGTGCGGGTGGCATAGCCCTCGGCGGCATGGTCGCCCCAACTGTAGGCGGCGACACCCTTCGCCACGTCGGAGGTCAGCGGCAGGCTGTGCTCACTGTCGATGCCGAGTGCCAGTGTGCCGCTGCTGGTGATGGGCGAGCCGCTGATTGTGAAGCCTGTCGGCACGGTCATTCCCACGCTTCTCACGCTGCCGGTACCGCCACCGCCGCCTGCACCGTTCACCCACTTCTGCGTGCTGCTGTCGTAGGTGAGCACCTGCCCGTCGGCGAGGGTGCCCAGATTGACATCGAGCAGCTCGGCCAGCGTCGACGATCCGCCGCCACCGCCACCGCTGCCGTTCAGTCCGAGGGCGCTGATGAAGCTCTGCGTCCACACACCGAACTTTGCCTCGATGTTGGCGATGGTGGTCTCCAGGTCGTTGGGCACGATGACATTATCCGTGGTGCCGTGGATGGAGAAAAGGTGGTTGAAGAACTCGATGCTGACGTAGTTGCCGTTTACCCAGTCCTGCGTAGCATAGCCTGCCAGCATGGCGGCTATCTGGGCGCTGTTCATTCCACCGCCACCGCCGCCTGAGCCGCCGCGGCCGTCGAACATTCTGAGTATAGCTTCGCGTGATAGTTCCATTTGTCAAATTTTTCTGCTTACAAAAATCCCCCGCTTCGTGGGCGGGGGTTTACTTTTCGAGGGTCAGATCTCTACAAGCGTGAGGCGGGTAACGTCGTCGCGCCATTCGTTGCCGATGGCCACGGGGTAGAACGTGGGGCCGTCGAGCGAGGCCGTCGACTGCGGGCTGACCGCGCCCAGGGCGTCGCTCCTGACCTCGGTGTCTATCTTGCGCTTGGCCGATGCCCAGTAGGCCGTCACGCGGTCGGCCAGATGCTGCTCGGGCTGCACCAGTGCACCGCCGCCATAGCCATAGCCGGTGAAGTAGGAGAAGTCCGGGTTGAGCAATACACCGAAGCCGAACTTCGAGTTGTTCTCTGAGGCGAAGATGCAGTCGGCATTCCACTCCATGCGCACATTGTTGTTGTTCTTCGACTCGTAGGTGTGCACCTCCGACATGTCGCGGTCAACGAGGTGGGCGAAGTTGCCGGTGGGACGCTGGTCGACGGCGTAGGTGCTGTCGTTGCGCTTGAAGGTGACCGTCAGATCGGCGATGTCGAAGCTACGCACGCCGCTGTCCTCCTTGATGTCGTCGGAACCGAGGAACTCGATGAAGATGCGCCCTGTCAGGATGGGCACGGAGGTGCGCACGCGGGTGTTGATGCTGAGTTCCAGCTCGCCATCGTTGTCTTTGAGCTCACCGCCGAGGTTCACCTTGAAAGCCGTCGGGGTCGACGTCCACGTTGTGCCATTGTACCACATGGCGCTGGCGCGGTCGGCGCCGATGCCGAAACGCATGTACATATTGTACTCGGCATCGCCTCCGCCGTTATCCTTCGCCCAGTCGGCATAGTGCTGGTAGCCTCGCCAGATGGTACCGGTGATTTCGAAGGCTCCATCGGTGTAGGCGTGTGGGCGCACCATCTCCAGCTCTGCGTAGGCCGTGGCGCTGACATCGGTGAACGACTTCAGGATGCGGATGACGCACTGTGTGCTGCGGTTGTTGTTATACTGCGTGTTCGCAATATTGAACGAGCCGAATGTTGCCTGGCACGTGCCATTCAGCGTGTTCGACGTGAAGCTCGTCTTGTCGGTGGTGTAGTGGATAGATCCGCCGCTGGAGCTGCCACTAGAACTGCCGCCGAAGCCTCCGCCGGTAGGCGTGTAGCTGCCGCCGCTTTGCATGTCGTTGATGACGCTCACGGGATAGATTTCTATGACCTCGGCATCGGCACTGTTCACGTCGGCCCTCACCACGGCCTTATTCGGACCGCGCAAGCGGTAGTCGTTGTTGCTGGTCGAGGCGAAGATGCTGCCGATGGTCACGCCCGTGAAGGTCTCGCCGGTGGTGCCGGCAGTCTCGCCGCCTGCCAGCGTGGCCAGCTCGGCGCGTGTCAGCTTCAGGAAGGTGGTGGCGCTGCTCTCGTCGGCACAGGTCAGGAAGAGCGTCTGACGGTACGTCCTGGCCGTCCAGCCCCAGAAGCGGCACATGTCTTCCAGGCAAGTGAAGAGATTATAGCGCGCGGTGAGGTTGCCGTCGCCATCCTCACTGACAAAGTTCTGCCAGTCTATCTTCGTCAGCAGCCACTGGCGCGCATCGCTGCCGCCCTGCACCATGATGGTGGTGATGTCGAGAGTGGGGATGGCGGCGAGCACCTGCTGCAACAGATAGGCGAAGTTGCGGATGGCCGTCTGCTCGTAGTCCACGTCGGTGCCCTCGGTGACGGTGAGGGCGCACTGCACGGGGTACTCCCGCTCCTGGGGGTTGCCGTAGAGCTCGCCGCCGAAGTTCTGCGCCTGCATGAAGCCCTGCCACAGCACCGTGCCGGCGGCGTTGGTCAGCGTCACCGGACGGTCGGTGTCGGTGGTGGGCAGCATGCTCTTCCAGTTGAAGGCATGGCCGTCGGCATCCTTCCCGTCGTCGAAGATGCGCAGGTAGCCGCTCTGCGTGCGCACCGGGCGGAACATGTCGTCGTCGTCCTCCTCCTGCGTCGAGAAGGGCTGCGCACCGCCCTTCAGCGGCACCGGTGTGCCACTGTAGCCGCTGTCGTAGATGTTCACCGTGTAGGTGTCGTTGGTGCGCAGCGGGCGGAAGGTGATGGTCCAGTGTACTGCCATAGTCTAATTTGCGAAAGCGCGTATGATGCCGGCGAAAATCATCACCACCACGACAATGCCGACGTTCAGCCAGTTGAACTTCGGGGTGGCATACTTCTTGTGGTGCCAGGCTTGCAGTATGAAGGCTGCGACGCTGCCCACCACAGTGACGAACCATCCTGCAGCCGTCTGGTTGGGCATGTCCTTCGAGATGAAGCACAGGATGAAGGCGAGGAATACTCCTCCGAACAGCCACACGAGCTGTCCTTTCAGCATTTCTTTCATAATTCTTAATTTTTAAGTGAAACAATATTTCGGAATACTCCGAATAATCAAACTCCCAGGCACCACGTCCACAGGCAAAGCAGTGCAGCACTGAGCACGCAGCCCACGGCATCGGCCACGAGGTCGAAGTAACCAAACTCCCCGTCGGTGAAGTTGTCGTACCACTCCTTGAAGAAGCCAACAATCATAGCGGCACAGGCTCCGATGCCGACGCAGATATAGCCGTCGTCGCCGAAGCATACCCGCACGAACACGGCCACCAGCAGGGTGAGCACGGCGCACACCATCATGTGCACATACTTGTCAGGGGAGAAAGAGCACAGCCAGCTGGCTGTCTTCTCTAAAAAATCTAAAAACTTCTTCATTGTTGTAACAGTATTAAACGATTATTCTTAACTTAGCGGAAATTCACACAAAAGGTTTACTACTATGGAAATTCCCGTATTAATTAAGTTCATGGCAGAGGCTCTCGCAGGGAGCAATGCCCGCATTCAGGTTCAAATCGACAACAAATGTTACGAGCAGACCATCGGCGACACGGCTGCCCTGGCGAAGTCGCCCGTCTATTACTATCTGAACACCGGCCGCCGCGGCCGCAGCTCGTTCCTCGCGTGGATGCGCGGTGCCATCATGAAGGCCAACATTAAGGAATCCACACGCGAGAACCATCTCTGCACGCTCCGACTGCTTTCCGAGTTCCGCGCAGGCTTCGGCTTCGACGATCTGAACAAAAAACTGGTGAGCGCCTTCCGCCAGTTCCTCGTCGGGAGGGGCTACAAGACCAACACCATCACAAAGCACCTGAAGGTGTTCCGGCGCTACGTCAACACGGCGGCAAGCGAAGAGATGCTCGTCGGCAATCCCTTTGACCACCTGACGATGCACTACGAGCGCAGCCACAAGGAGTTCCTCACCGAGAACGAGGTGTGCCTGTTGCTCCACAAGGTCAGCACACTCACCAACAGCTACGAGTACGAGGCGGTGCGAGCCTTCCTCTTCTCGTGCTACACCGGACTGCGCTATTCCGACGTGCAGCGGGTGACGCTCCGCCACCTGCACACCGACGATGGCGTGACGTGGCTCACCATGCGCATGCAGAAGACATCCTACGACGTCCGCATCCCCGTCTCCGAGCTCTTCGGCGGTGCCGCCCTGCTGCTCCTCAACCGCGAGCTGGGCGACGACGACCGCCAGTTCCCCGTGCCAGACGGCTGCGTGGCCAACAACAACATCAGGAGGGTGCTGCGCCGCTTCGGCATCACCAAGCACATCTCGTTCCACTGCGCCCGTGTCACCTGTGCCTCCCTGATGCTCGAAAAGAACATCCCGCTCACCACCATCCAGCACATCCTCGGTCATGCGTCTGTCAACACCACCGAGGTCTACGCCAAGATGAACGAGACAACCATCCTGAAGAGTATTCGGTAATCTCAACAAAAAAGGGCAGAATCATCATATTCTGCCCTTTTTGTATTTAGTTCCCTCGGGACTGTGTTTCGTGAAAACACTCTAATTCTGTCTTTTGTAGAGAGCTGCTTTACTGGTGTCACAAGTTTAGATACAAACGCTTTCAGACAGTGTTCTAATCTAATAAAGGTGGTTGTACCAGAAAATTATACTACGATTGGTGTTTCGTGCTTCCAGAGTTGCTCATCATTAAAAATTATTACCTATCCGAGCACAATTACGAATATTAGGGAAAACGTCCATCAATATGGAAATATATCAATATTAGTGTGCAAGGCTACAACGCCACCAGTATTAGGTAGTAATGCCTTCAGATATGGTACACGGCCAACGCACATCTATGTACCAGACGCATCTGTCGAAGCGTATAAAACGGCTAACATGTGGAGTTCCTATGCTTCATTAATACGCCCTTTAAGTGAGTACACGGATTAACCCGTATACTCAGACATCGGTTTGATGTTAAATTTCGTGTAGTATGCTTTATAGTCGGCAACCGCACTGTCAGGCACATAGCAGACTCCAAATGTATACGCTCCGAAGAAATAGTGAGTTTTATCTCCGCTGAAAGTAGGAACGGTGATTGATGTGAACACAAGAGTTACCGCATGATCGATGTAGTTGAGCGGATAAGTACCCATATTCGTCAAAGATAAAGGAAGTTCCAAAAGCCGTATAGAGCTATTTCGGAACGTATTTGTACCCATGTTTGTAATACTAAAGAAACGCAGCGTCTTAAATGAATTGATAAGCGTATTGTAGTAGAACACAGTCCCGAGGGAACTAACAGCGGCGCATTGCGCCTGTGTAATACCTTGCGGCAACTTGGTGACACCCACGCTGACGAACTTCCAGCTGATGTTCGTACCGGCCACGGCGCGAATGCCGAGTCTCAGGTACTGGCAGGCATTGGTGGTGGTGATGAGAGCCGTGTACTTGCGAGCGTTGGCTCCCACGGCTCCGCCATCGGTAAGGATGGTCTGCGATGCCCAGAAGGTGGGGTCTGCCCAGTTCTCTGCCGTGATGGTTCCCAGTGCCGTGGCACTCATGGTCGTGCCGTATTGCACGGGATAGAATATCGCGTTACCCACGGCTGATGCCGTGGCAATATCCCACGGTGCGTTCTCTCCGTCGAGTGCACGACCACCCTCGACGATAATCTCCACACGATACTGCACCGTTCTGGCTGCTGTGGCAGGAACACCACCATGCGCACCGATGGCGTAGGTAGCTGCGAACATGTAGTCAGAATAGGCCAATGTGTCGTTGTTACCTTCCAGCTCTCCGCTGCCCAGCACACCGCCTGCCCCGTTCACTTCCTGTATGTTATACGTGTCGCCCCATCGGTAGGCGCATATCTCCCACACGCGGCTGTCCTCGAAGCGCAGATAGAAGGCGGATGCCGTAATGACGAGGCCGCCGGGGCCGAAGGCTTCCATCAGGGCGTCGTAGGTATCCTGGTAGATAGGCACAGACATCATGATGGTGCCGCTGAGCACCACGTTGCCTGCTATGTCGTAGCCATCCTTGTCGACGGCCTGGTAGGTACCGTCGGTGAGCGCTAGCAGGTTCTCGAGCACCTGGGGGTCGCTGCACACCTCGTCGAAACTATCGACGTAGACACGCGACAGCTGGTGGTTGTCGCCCTGGCTCTTCTGCGCCTCGATGATGTCGGAGAGCATGGCGATGGTGTTGGCCTGCGGACAGTTGCTGGCGATGAACATGGTGACGCCCTCGGCGCATTCCATGTAGTTCACGCCGCTGTTCTGCAACAGTGGCAGCTCCTTCAGCACGATGGTCTGCTCGGTCACGGGATATTCGACCACGGTCAGCGGCGATCCTTCGGGCAGGGTGATGCTGGTGAGCGTCGAGCCCTTGGCCTTCATCTGTTGCAGCAGACGACAGCTGCGCAGGCTCAGCTCGCCGGTAAGCGATGCGATGTTCTGCACGTCGATGACGCGCAGCGACGGACAGTTGCCTACGGTGAGCGATGATATATTGATGGCCATGTTCGCCATCTTGGTGGCGTCGGCAGTGCCCAGCAGCAGCTGCTTCAGCATACGGGCGTTCACGGTGAGGTTGTTACGGATGGGCATGTTGTACCACTCGCCGATGTCGAGCAGCCAGTCCGCTCCGTTCACCATCGAGTCGAGGTCGGTACCCGAGAGCGTCATCTGGCACACCGTGCCGGCCTCGGTGCGGGCACCGCGCACCACAGTCTGACCGCCTGTCACCGTTGGGTACATTTTGATGGCTGGCTTCAGGGCGAAGTTGCCTGTGCCGTTCAGACGGAAGGTGATGGTGCCAGAGCTGGCATTGTGGGCGAAGTCGCCAAAGCTGGCCATCGACATGACATATACCAGGCGCTTGCGCATCCAGCCGCGGTCCGTGATGTAGTGGTCGCCCACCTCCTGGCGCAGGGGGTTCACCTCGGTGTATTCGCCCTTGGCACCAGAGATCTGGTTCACCCGGGCACGTTCGAAGCGCATCATGTCCTCGTTGACGAGTAGGGCAGGGAAGGCCTCCTTGATGCGGGTGTAGTACTTATCGTACCACCCCAGCAGCATCTCCAGGTGACTGCCCGACGTGACACCGCCCAGCTGCTCAAGGCCTGCCAGCAGCTGGCGCATGATGACGAAGCCGCGGTCGGTGGTGGAGTTGAAGTAGGCCCGCCACCACAGGGCGATGAAGGCACCCTCGGCAGCGTTGACGATGTACTGCCCGTCGGCATAGCGGTCGAACCACTCCAGCCAGTAGGGCTTGCGGTCGAGTCCCTGGTTGTCGGCGCGCATGATGGTATCGAGGTCGTCGTTGCGCAGGCGGAACTTCTTGTCGCCCAGCTGAATCTCCACACCGTCCTTCACCTTCTTCACGCCGAAGGTGTATGGATAGAAGTTCTTGGCAATATTATCGCCGGCGCCGATGATGAGCAGCAGGCAGATCATCATCAGCACGTCGTCGCGGTGCCACATGCCCTCGCTGCTGTCCATGCGGGCTTTGAATGCCGCAATGCGCGCGGCTATCATCACTTGGTTTTTCTCGTCGTTGGTCATGTTCTCGGAATTTTCAGAATTAGTTGAGCCATTCCCCCACGTTGACGGGCTGGCCGTCGATGGTGCTCTGATAGAAGGTGCCGGTCGATGGGTCGTAGCAGTAGAGATCGTACTGCGTGGCACCGGCGTCGGCCAGCCAGTACTCGGTGCCTATCTTCGTGGCATATTCGGCCTGCGTCATGCGACCGTTGGCCAGGTCGTCGGCCCACTGGGCGGCGGCAGCGTTGAGCTGTGCCACGGTGCCTTCCCACGGGGCGATGTAGGGGTTGTAGCGGTAGATGTCGTTGTAGGCGTCGATGAAGAGCGCCAGCTTCTCGGTGGCCACGGCATTGCTGTCGCCTTCCTCGATGGGGCCGAAGTCCTGCTCCCAAGCCTTGGTCCACTGGGCGTTGCCCGCGCCGTCGAAGCCGGTGCGATACATCACCAAGATGTCGTCTGAGGTGTCGACGCGCACATGCTCGTTGTCCCACGGCATCTTGAAGTTGGTCAGCACGGGGTCGTTGTTGCAGCCTTCCATCGAGAGGGTGCCGGGGAACATGCTGAGGTTGTAGCCGAAGCATTTCTTGTCGCCCTTGTGCGGACCGCCGGTGAAGTTGCCCATGCAGACATATTTGAACGAGCCATCCTGCATCTCCTTCTTGTACCAGCCGGTGAAGGGTTCCTGGTAGACGCTGATGCGCACCCGCTCATCCTCGTCGACGGCTGCGTTGCTATAGCCCAGCAGTTTCCATACGTCGGTCAGCGTATTCACGCTTCCGCACTTGTGGTCCTGCATGCCCGATGCCCAGTTCTTCTTCATGGTCAGGTCGGCGGTGGGCGGCAGGATGTCCCAGATGCTCACCTCGTGACTAGTGACGTCGACCACCTCGTCGTTTATTCCGTAAGTGACGGTGGTATTCTTCAGAATGCGCAGTCGCTGGTTCCATTCCCAGTAACGCATTGACGATGTACCCTGACCTCCCTGTCGGGTGGGCACCGCCTTGATATAGTTATAGATGGCCGTCAGCACATAAAGCTCCAGCGTCACGTCCTTGCGGTCGGTTGCACCGCCCAAGTCATAGTCCTCGTCGACCTTCAGCGAGGGGAAGGGCTTGTCGGTGACGAAGGCGTTGAGCCCCTTTGCACGAACCTTGGCAAAGCTCACCTCGTCGTTGTCGTAGATGTCGTTGAAGGCCTTTTCCTCAGCCTTCTCGGCATTCGTCGGCAGCAGGTTGACGTAGTTCTGGTGAACCGACTTGAAGTCGAGCTTCTGACCGTTGCAACGGATGCTGTAGATGTAGACGTCGCAGTCGTCAGATCCGATGGTTGTGCCGGTGGTGCTCGTCAGCACGTCGGTGTTCTGAATCTCGAAGCAGCGGTTAATCTTACCGTTGATATAGTAGCGCACCAGGTTCAGGTAGCGTGTCGCTCCGGTGGTGTCCTGGAAGGTGTAGGCGCGCGGCACCACGGTCACGGCAGCCTTGATGCGCACACCGTCGTCGGTGATGAGCTCCTGCTCGCCCTCGCTGGCGGTGGCCTGGGTGCACAGCAGCATGCGGTTGGCTTCCAGTCGCAGGCCCACGAAGCCGGTGCTGGTCTCGCGCGAGATATTGACGGCCACGGTGTCGTAGTCCGACACGCTGTCTACCTTGTAGTCTATCTCGACGGTCACGCCCACGCCCTGGGCCACGTTGGTGGCGAAGGGGTTGAAGTCGAACCACACCCGCTGACCGGCATTCACGCGCAGGCAGCGCTCACCGTTGGCATCGGTGGTCCACATGTCGGCACTCGAGAACGATATGCCGGTGACCTCGGTTTCGATTTCCTCGCCATTCACCGCGTTCACCACGACGGCACGGTTGCTGTCGCTATTGGTACGGGTCTTGGGGTTGAGGAAGAAGGTGGTGCCCTCCACGGCGGCATAGTTCTCGGTGTTGTCGACGGGCAGCGTCCACGTGCCGAAGGTGGTGGGTGTCTCGCCATCTTCCACAATGTCGGTGGCGGTGAGCACGGTGTTGAACTGCGTCACGCCGGTGTAGATTTCCAGTGGGATGACCAATGTGTGGCGGCTCTGGTCTACCGACGTCAGGTCGGCATGGTAGACCTCGGTGGTGCCCATCATGAGCGAGAAGGAGAGAGTCGATGTGGTGCCGCTTGTGTCGTAGAGCATATACTCCATCACGGTGTTGTCCATCCAGTTCGTGAGGCCCTCGGCGACGCTGTTGACGACCATCCACTTGCCGGTGTCGCCGGTAGCTACCCACAGGATGTTGCGCTCTACCACTGGCGAACTCACCTCTACGTCGTCGGTGGTGATCCACGCCCGCACCTTATATACTCCCGACGCTGCGGGGGCATCGCAGGTGAAGGTACGCGGGATGTTGGTGGCTGTCGAGGTGCCCAGGGGGAAGGAGTAGCTGCTGCCGTCTTCCTGGTCGTCCACGATGTCGATGTGCATCGTTTTGTTCATCTCACCGCCGAAGAGCAGCGGGATGGCGAGGTCGCCTGACTGCGGGCGCCACCACTCCAGCGACTCGATGCTGATGGTGGGATAGACCACCACGAGCTCCACCTGGTAGACCAGATAGGGGCTGGTCACCTCGGTGGTCATACCCTCGGCGCTCATGCGGATGAGATTGTCGCCAACGGTGAGTGCCGCGCGCACGTCGACGGTCACGGTGGTACCGCTCTGCATACCTGTCAGCGTCTGAACGGTGGTCCACGCACCGCTGGTCTCGCGTTTCTCGACGGTCAGCGTCACCAGCTCGCCGGTGGGCTGCCAGTCGGTGCCCGCCTGGTTGTCCTTCTGCCGCGAGGTCACCATCACCTGAAGGTTGGCGGTTGCGCTCGTCTTATTGAATTGCTGAATGGTGCTGCCCGTCTGGTCGACCACGCGCACGCTGGTGCTCACAGGCTCTAGCAGGGCAGCCAGGTCGCCCACCGACAGCTTGCCCCAGGTGGTGGCGTCGGCGGCCTTGTAGAGCAGCTGACCGTCGATGTCGACCACATCCACGTCGGCGCTCACGTTGGGGGTCTTTCCCAGCGTGCGCTCCTTAATCTTGCTCCAAAGGTATGACAGCCTGTTCTTTCCTATATAGTCGCCCATAGATTATTCTTATTATTCCAATTTCTTTCCCTGTACTCCCGATTTCTTTCCCTACGTCCAGTTGTTGGTGGCGGTATCCATCTCGGCGGTGGTCATCTCGCTCATGCCGCCGTCGTTCAGCTTGGCGTACATGGTGCCGCTCCAGCGGTACTCGCTATTGGTGAGGTAGGTGGCGTCGCCGTTCATGATGATGTAGAGCTTGCCGGCCTCCGGGGTGATGACCGGACCGCTGGCGCTCTCGGTGGCGAGCCAGCGCGAGCCGAGGGCAGTCTCGCCGGGTCGGATGTAGGCTTCCACCACGTCATCGACGTAGCTTGGCAACTGCGACGAGGGTACCTTGCCGGTGTTGTCGAGGGTGGCCACACCGTTGGCCTGTCCCTTCTGAGTGGCCGGGATGGCGGCTTCCGCACCTGCCGCACCTGCTGCCGCATTACTGCGTATCTCGTTCAGGTCGGCGATGGCATCCTGCTTGCCGTTCCAGTTGTCAACGTCGCCGCTGGTGATGCGTGAGGCCACGCTGGCGGCGAACACCGGGTCAGTCTCCGTCTGAAGCGCGCTGTCGGCCTTGTTCAGACTGGCCTGCACGTCGCTGGCGAGGTCGCTCTTGCCGATGCCGCTGGCGGGGCGCTGATAGAGCACCACGCTGATGTTGCCGACGGTGAGCGTCTTCACACCGCCGCTTTCGGTGATGCTCACGAAGCCGCTCACGTATGCCTTGATCTTACTCCACAAGTAGACAAGGTCGGTTGGTCCTAAATACTTTGCCATTTTTCGTTATTGGGGTTAAAAGTTCAACAATTCATCTATCTCCTCGAAGGTCAGCTCGCGGTCGGGCACTTCTTCGTCGAGCTTCTTCTTGTCGGTGGTGCTCATCAGGCCTGCCACCGCCTGGGTGGCATTGTCGAGGTTGTCAATCTTGTCGAGAAGTTCGTCAACCTTCACTCCTGTCTTCTCTGTTCTGTAGCTCATAGTTCTGTATTATCTGGTTTCTGAATCTTCCGAATTTTCCGACCGCCTATTCCGGCGCCCTGACCAGGAAGTAGCCCTCCTTCACCTTCAGCGGTCCCTCCTGAACGTAGAAGTATTCGTAGAGGTCGATGTAGGATGCCGTGCATACCAGCGCCACCTCGATGGTGAGGTCGCCCTCCATGCGGGCACTGATGGCGAGGTCGCCCTTGGCGGTATGTGCGCCCAGCGTCAGCCCTTTGCCGATGGCTGCTCCGAAGGCGAGGTCGCCGCGGTCGAGGTGCATGCCCAGGCTCATGGCTTCGCCGATGGCGGCATCTACGTCGAGCGTCCCTTCCACGGTGGCGCTCACAGCCAGGACATCGGCCAACCGCTGGTGCAGCGTCAGGTCGCCAGCGTCGTGGTGCTCACCGGCATTCAGCGCACCCTCGACACGACAGCCGAGCGACAGCCCTGATGCGGTGTCCGCCCCGAGGCGAAGACTGCCGCAGTCGATGCGGTGAGAGAGCGAGAGACAACCCATAGCGTACTACAATTTGTTGACGTAGGTCAGTTCCTTGGCGGCCACCTCGCGGCGCAGGCCACCGTCGATGTCGGCGTCGGGCACCTGGGCGACGGCCACCACCCAGAGCGTGCCGCACATGCCAGTGGAGTCGATGAACGACACGAACTCGCCGTTGATGAAGCGCATGTCGCTCTTCTGAAGGGTGAGCAGCGTCTTACCACTCGCCGATCCGAGGCGAATCTCAGCATACCAGTCGTCGGTCTCGGCATCGAAGCCGGAGGCCGTGGGACTCAAAAAGAGCTTCAGGATGGAACCCGCGTAGGGGTTGTTTTCGTTACAGTTACAACTCATATCTGATTGTTTTTTCTTTTCGTCGAAAAGAAAGCGGGGGGTTTACCCCAGGAATAGAACATTCGGAATATTCAGAAGCCTCCGAATCTTCAGAAAACAAAAAAAAACGGGGCGCCGCTGCGCCCCCAACTAAAAACCTTAACTTAAATCTAATACTATGAAAAACACAAACTATTTTTTCCGCAAAAGAATGCAAATAAAAAGTAATATAATGCTGAATACTACCATGAGAGCAGCTGCCTCTCGCAGACGCTCCCACAGTGTGGGGCGCACGGCCTTCTCGACGGTGGTGATCATCGTGGCCGTGTCGGTACGTGATATGTATATAGTGTCGGTCTTCAGGCGGTCGCGCCAGCGGTAGACGACGCTTGTCTTCTCCCGGTAGACGGTATCGCCCATGACGTACTCGTGCAGATAGATGCTGTCGCGCATGTAGATGCTGTCGCGCTCCACACGGCTCAGGTAGGTGGTGTCGTGCACAGCCACCAGCCGCTCGGTCACCCGCTGGGCACAGCTCGTGAGCACCAGCATCGCCACAATGAAGGCGAAGAAGAGGATGATGATGGCATTCAATGCTTGTCGTGGTCTCATGGTCTTTCGGAATTAATCGTTAAACCTTGCAGCCTCCCAGATTCTCCTGGAGAAGAGCCCGTCGAGCGGACGTCCGCCGCTGTTCACCCACTTCAAGAACTCGCGCTGTATGTCGGCGGTCTTTCGGCCGGACTCGATATACTTGCGCAGTGTCGATTTGTCGAAGTTCCCTGTGCCGCAGTTGTACATGAAGTCCACCACCGCGTCGAACTTGCCCTGTGTGCTCAGTCGCTTCACCTTCTGGGCTGCTGCCTCGAAGCGGGCGAGGTCTTGTTTCAGGAACTGTTCGGCCTGGAAGAGCGTGATGCGGTCGCCCTTCTTCACGCCCTGGGTGTGGCCATAGCCGATGGTCCACACGCCCTTGGAGTCCTGATAGGCGGTCAAGACGCAGGCCTCAAATCGCTTGATGGCTTGGATGAGAGTGTTGCTTGCTTTCATATCTAGTGCTTTTTATAGGTCTTCGTTGCTGATCGGCTCGATGTCGCTGTGCGCTGCCGGTGTGGTGTGCTGCTCAACAGCCCCGTCGGCAGAGATGTTGACGGGCACACGGATGGCGCAGCCTTCCCGACCGCACAGCCAAGGGCGCATGAACGTCACCATGCGGGTGTTCCTGGCCACCTCGAACTGCAAATCCCTCACCGTCTGCTCCAGCTTGTCTTGTCGCCCCCGCATCTCGTCACGTTCCTCGCGCAGATGCCGGCGGTCTTCCTTCAGTTCGGCGATGTACTGCTTCTGCTCCTCGTTGTACTCCTGCTGGGTGTCGAGGTTCGCCTTCAGGTCTTCCGTCAGCCGCTGGTAGCTGTCCTGGATGTCTTTGATGAGCTGGCTGTTGGCCTGCATGGCCTCGAACTTAGCCTGTTCTGCCTGTGCCTCGGCTTGCTTTGCCTCCGCACGGGCCCTCTTCCGCTGCCATCGCCATGTGAAGAATGTGCCGATGCTGCCTCCACCGGCCACAAGTCCGATGATGCTAATGATGTCACTAATTGTAATTCCGTCCATTGCAATGTCTTTTACCATTGCCGGAAAGCCGTCGGCAGGTTTACAAAGAATTGAAAGAAATGGGAATGAGGTTTTAGGGAAAGAAATTAGAATAATAAGAATAATTTTTCTGCATGCAACAAAAAAGGGAGGCGAACCTCACGGCGAGCCTTCCCTCCCTAAAACAAAATCTATTATGACTCAAAAAAAGAAAAAGTATTATTACTATACCTAGCTTTTCCACTCTCAGGAAAACCGGGGCGGGCCTCACGGCAGGCCCCGGAACAATAAAAAAATTCACACAATACTATTAGGAATTTATGATCTTCTGAAAGAAATTAGAATAATGAGAATAATTTTTCATTTTGGTCTCGGAAACTAATGGGCATTAATTGTGAGAAATGCATCCCACAAATTATATTTATCCCAATTTATCTTAATTAGTTTCTATTATCCATCAGAATATTATTCTTATTATTCCAATTTCTTTCCCTTTAAATTTCTTTCCCTTCCCTATTTCGTGCCATTTCTTTCCCTGGCTTTCTCCTGGCGGATGATCAGTTTCTCCAGGGCTTTGTCGATGGGAGTTTTGGTGCGCTCGCCCACCGGCCATACGTTGAAGTGGTAGGCCCAGCAGCTCTCCACGTTGGCACCCTTCGACTGTCGCCAGCCCGGCATCTTGTATATCTTGTCACAGTGAGAGAGGCGCCACAGGTCGTAGAGCAGCGTCAGCTGGTAGCCCAGCAGACGATAGAGCCACGGCCAGCGACACACGAGGAAGCGCGTGGGGTTCACGGTTTTGTAACCTTGTTCAATCAATAGCCTTTCGGCCTCGGCGAACCGGGCGATGTAGTCCTCGCGCTCCAGTCCGCTCATCATTCCTGATATATATACCTTTTCCATGCTTTTAATGAATGATAATAATCGTGAAGGAAAGAAATTAGAATGAGTTTTAAGGAAAGAAATTAGAATAATAAGAATAATTTTTTCTAGATCGTAGATATTTATTATTCCTATTATTCCAATTTCTTTCCCTTATATTCTCCATTTCTTTCCCTATATTCCCTTTTTCTTTCCCTATTTCTCCTCATTGTCTTCCAGCGCCTGCGAGAATTGCTTGTAGACATCGGTTTGTTTGAACTCCTCGATGTGCTGGCGGTCGAGCTCGTCGACCTCCTTCTGTAGTTTATCGATGCGCTCCACCAGGTCGTGGCGCACGTAGTCGATGATGGCGGTGTAGCCATACCTGTCGGCCAGCTCGCACACCATCTCGCGCGTCGCCTTCAGCACCCGCAGGCGGTGGTAGGGTGTCTCTTGTCGCGGCTTGCTGCGACAGCCTTCGAGCCATTGCTCAAGGCAGATGCGCGGAGGGGTGCACAGCATTCTCTCCCGGCGCTCCTCCCACAGCTCCAGGATCGGGTGCAGGTTGTCGTTGGAGTCGTCTTCCATCCACCAGTCCTGCCATTCGATGATCTCGCCGGCCACAGCCTCCTTCGAGCCGTAGCGCTCCAGCCATTCATCCATGCGCTCGACGATGACCTGCATGTCCTCGAAGCTGAGGAAGAAGTATTCGTTGAACATACACACGTCCATCGTGCCATCCTCGTGATCGTCGGTGCCAAGGTAGTGCCACTCCTCGCCTCCCAGCAGGTCGGCCACCTGCCGCGCATACTCTCTCATCAGCGCCACGCGCTGCTCTTTCAAAGTCTTCATAGTTCTGTCCATTTAATGTTCATTAGTTTTTCCAGTCGTTCTATCCGGTCTTGCAGGCTGTTGACACGGCGCACCACTATGTTGTGCCGGTCGACCATCGTGTAGAGTGCATTCTTGAAGACCAACTTCTTGATGGGCTGGTCGTCATCCTTGCAAGTTTTTGCAGAATCAGCAAGAATCTTCTGCTCCGGTTCCAGGCGCTCAGTTAATAACTCCCTTAATGCAATTAGTTCGTCGTCGTTCAGCCACACATCGGCATTCTTGACGTACAGATGGTGAAGACCATCCCCTTCGTGTATCAGTTTCATAACAATAAATATTAATTAATGATGTTTTTATGGAAAGAAATTAGAATAATAAGAATAAATTTTTCATATCTTGATGTAAATCCAAAACTTAGGGTATTTCATACGTCAGTCCTCCTTATCCATTACTTCGTTATCACACATCCTGCCACCGATACGCTCTGATGGTGGCAGGCAATACTCACAAGCCAAACAGTAGCACACCGTCGGCTCAATCCCTTTCTTTTTGCAATAGCTCATAGTTCCTTGTTTTTATTTCTAATTCCTGATATTGCGAAATAATAAGCCCGTTTTTCGGGCATTTTTCGCTTAATGTGTAAATAAGTGAAGAATTAAGCAGGTTTCATTCTGCTTAATATTCCTTTTAGTCTTCTGGTAACAAGTCCTCAATGTACGCCCATTGTGTAGTCGTAGAGAATGGTGGCCTATACCCTTCGCTTGGTGCGTAGTTCCCATTTTGGAGAACAGTTAAGAAGCATACATCTCCAGCCACGTTGACAATGATGTAATACCCATCTTTAGGCATGACAGTAGGCGGGTGCCATGTTACTTCCTTCTTCTTCATAGTTCCTTGAAATTCGTGTAAATTCGTGTAATTCGTGTTCAAAACGAAGAGAGCCGACACCCGTCAGCCCTCTTACATCTTACATCTTACATCTTACATCCCTTCGGACTATCCCTCCAGCTCCCCGCCAGTCGTACCGCCGCCCTGGTTGCCACCTTGGCCAGCGCCACCCTCGGTGATGTCCTCCTCGCCAGATGCAGCGGCAGCAGCCTGCGGGTCAACCTTCATCCAACTTACCTCGTCGGAGAACTGGCGGCTGAACTTGGCGGCTACGGTGCAACCCAGTCGGCTCCGTCCGTTGGCAGCGTTCAGCATCTCGGCGGTTGCCACGTTTAGAGTCCCCCGCCCATCGGGGGACGGCT